CGGAGAGCCCGAAGGCGACTAATAAGAGGTGAAATAAATAATGACTGATAGAGTAGTAGATATTGCCCAATTAGTTAATGCTCAAATTTTGGCTTCTTATTGGGAGAACATTAATCGATATCAAGATAACCCGAATCTGGGAGCATCCTTGTTCCCTGCTCGTAGAAGTAATAACACTGACCTGCAAATGATTAGAGGTACGAAAGGACTTCCTGTAGTACTGCAACCCAGTGAGTTTGATACCAAAGCACCGTTGCGTGACAAAATGGGTATCACTTCTCTGCAATATGGTATGCCCTTCTTTAGAGAGGCTGCTCAAATTGGAGAGAAAGAACGACAAGAACTCTTTAAGTTGATGAACTCTGGTGAAGAATTTGTCAAACGTTTCCTGCCCATGATTTACGACCAATTGACTCCCTTGATTGAGGGTGCTGAGGCTCGAATGGAGCAAATGAGAATGTCTGTTCTGTCTACTGGGGCTATTCGTGTTAAGGCTTCTGCTGAAACTGGAAGAGATGTACAGTATGACCTGAACTTCGACCAAGATGGAGAATGGGCATCCAGCAACCAATTTGAATTGACTGGTACGGATACATGGGAGGAAGCCAATGCTGATTCCAATGACCCCGTTGCTGACCTGTTAGAAATTAAAGACCAGATTCTGGATGAAACTGGACACGTACCGACTCGTGTACTGTTGAACTCCACTACTCTTCGTAATATGCTCAAATCTGAGAGCCTGAAGAAAGGTATGAATCCCCTGTACTTTGATTCCCTGCGATTCTCCCGTTCTGAACTGCAATCCTATGTACAGCAAGAAACGGGTCTGGAGTTTATTGTATATGACAAGATGTTTGTTAATGATGACAAGGAAACGGTTAAATACTATCCTGACAATCAAATTACCCTGCTGCCGAGTGGAGCTGTAGGTTCTTCGGTCTATGGGGTAACCCCTGAAGAGCTTGACCTGTTGGGTGCTTCTGGACACGCTGCAAACACTGCCATTGTGAATCCCGGGATTGCTGTTACTACGTATCGTGAACCCCATCCTGTTAACATTGCAACAATTGTTTCCATGGTAGGAGCCCCTTCCTTTGACCGTATGGAAGAAGTGTTCATCGTTAAGGTTGCTTAATAGAAGGGCACAAGATAGAGATTGCCTAAAGGGGTGATAAGATGGCAAAGGTATTTTTTAGTAGAAATATTAAATTTAACGGAAAATGGTACAATGGTGAAGTAGATATCCCTGATGAACTATATGCTGACGCTCTAAAGGTAGGTGCATTCAAGGTAGAAGATGGAGAACCTAGTGGACAACCCAAAAAAGAGAAAGCAGAAGTACAGAAATCTGACACTAAACAAGCTGAAGAAGAAAAACAGAAAGTGGAAGAAGAAGTTGAGTTAGTAGATGGTGAATTGGCTGAAGAAGTGGAAGTAAACATTGACAAACTTAAGAAAGCTGAACTCCAACAATTAGCTGAGCATAGAGGGATTGAATACAATAAGAATGCCACTGTGGCAGACTTGAAAAAGCTGCTTAGATAGTAGGAGGATGACGAGGTATGGATTATTATGATGAAATCCAAGAAATTGTAGAAATGAAATTGGAGCTGATGAACCATACCTCTTTTTCTGAAGAGCATATTGAACTGCTCATTAAAGAAGCAGAGGTAAAGATTCTGAATTATATTAACTGCTCAAGGATGCCAAAACAAGCCTACTACACGTGGGCAAATATTGTTGTGGATTATGTCACTTACTTAGAGTTTGTGAGAGAGAAGCTCTCTACTGGAGATGGGTATGCAATTACTCCCAATGTATCTGGGGGTACCAAATCCATTAAAGATGGTGACTCTACTGTAGAGTTCTTTCAATCTACTGGTACTTCCCTTATTGGGGGAAGAAGAAGTCTTTCATGGGATGACCTACTATTCGACCATAAGCATGACTTAATGGAGTTTAGGAATATGATACCACATAATCATTTTGGTAAGAGGTTATAATCATGCGACTTCATATTGATTATGCAAGAGCATTCTATGAACTTCTTTTTACTGATAAAGTTGATATTTATAGAAAGGTTAAGACTAAGAATCCAGATGGTACAGTGGGTACTTCTGAATTTCATTTGCTCTATGAATCGATAGACTGTAAACTTTCTTTTGGAGAAAATGATGACTCTGCACACGATACTGGATTTATGTTAGAAGGATTCCAACCCATCAAATTATTTTTACCTGTAGGAACTGATGTCCTAAAAGGAGATAAGGTTGTAGCTCATGTTATTGATTATCAAGGCAATGAGTTAGGGAAGTATAGTGGGATATTAAATCTTCCTAAGCACTATACAACGAAAATTGAAGTTACATTTGTAGAAGATAGGGTAGCGTAGGGGTTGGTGGTATGCAATTATCTGCTGACTTTAGACCCCTACGGAAACTACAGGAGAGGTTTCTTAGAGCCCATAAAGGTGTTTCTGGATACTTAGAAGATGAGATGGATGAATTTGCAGACATAGCACTTCAAACTATGAGAGATTATTCTCCTGTCAAATACGGAAACCTTAGAGATTCGTGGTATATTGTCACCCAAGGGAAGTATATACGTATCCTACAGACAGATTCTCCCTATGCAAAGCCATTAAATGATGGGTATTATCATACAGCCAGATTTGTTCCCGGGTATTGGTCTGGTGATACATTTCATTATGAGCGTTCCAGCCCCACAGGACAATTCTTTAAGGCTGGGTGGAGAGATGGATTTAACTTTTTAGAAAAGACAGTGGCTCACATGGAAGATGATGAAGCCAGAAGATTTGGAAGAGATACTGTACGAAAAATCCGTAAGGATTTAGAAGGATAGGAGGGGTTTATCATGGGATTAGCTCAAGAAAACATAAGAACCTCTCATAATGAAACTGCAATCTTTACAGCCCATACAGTGAAGAATGCCTTGATTCGACAGCTGGTTGAAGAGTTTCCTGAATATGATATTCATAAGGAACCACAATATCAACACGCTGCTGAATCCTTAGGCTTAGAAGATTACACCTATGATAGTTTTGTGGATAAAGCAGAAGATGAGCAAAGACCTGTTATCTTTGTTCGTCAATTTAATGTCAATCAATATGAAAGAGGGAATGAGATAATGGATAGAACTTATCAGAATGAAGTAAGATTCTTCTTAGGTAATTCTACTATCCCCAATCATTTGAAAGATGATTTTATCCATAGAGGACAATTATGCTCAAGGTATATTTATATCCCGACTGTGAGTGAAAATCCAGAAGGAGATTATATTACACAGATGCTACCTGTTAGAGCTACAAGGCAAACCTCTACGAGAGGAAATGATAATCTGATAATGTATGTAGATTATAAGGTTCGTTTAATCCCCAATGTGATTTATGATAAAATGAGGCAGTTAGGATTAAACGTGTATGTAAAATTGCAGAAGGACTACTATGACCGATTACTGGGTTGAAGTAGTGATGAATATGAAAAGGAGGTAGAAAATGGCTCAAGGTAGTTTTACTGATTTTGATAAAATTAGACCCGGAGCATATGTTCGGTTTATGGCAACTCGGACAGATGCTGATATGCTGGGTGCTAATGGGATTGTAGCTACTGTTTTACCCCTTGCATGGGGTGATGACATTGTTCGATTGACAGCGGATGATGTTAGGGGCGGAAGAACGCTTGAACTAACTGGGTATGCTATGGGAGCACCTGAATTAGTATCTGTTCAGAAAGCCTTAGAAAATGCAAGGGAAGTAGTAATTGTTAGAGGAGATGCTGGTTCTACGAAGGCAACAGCAACGGTAATAGTCCAATGGGTTGACGGTGAAGCTGTTGGTGCTGTTCTTACTGCTACTGCTAAATATGGCGGAGTATTGGGGAATGGTATTACAGTTACGATTGAATCCTTTGGGGATAGCTTTGTAGTAATCACGGCTCTGAATGGTACTGAGGTTGCTCGTTCCGTAGGTTCGACTGCTGAAGAAATTGAGGATAATATGTATGTTGACTTCACTGGAACTGGAGAGCTGTCTGAACAAGTTGCTACTGCTTTAGAAGGTGGGTCAAATGGAACGGTTGGTGGATGGTCTGAGGATATTGAGGAAGTAATTGGTGGTCTGAACTATGATGTAGTAGTTATGACAGACCCGTCTAAGCTGGTAGATTTTGAAAAGTTCCTGAAGAGAGAACATGATGCTGGAAGATATCGTACTGGGGTTGCTGTTGGAACTTATAGTAGTGATTCGGATGATGGTAACTTTGAAGGTCTGGTTAAGATTGACGAAGCTCAATATCCTGCATTAGCTCGTTACCCCAATGGTACTGAACATTCTCTCACTGCTGGGGAAGTTGCTCACTGGGTTGCTGGACTGTATGCTGGTACTTCCATTAACCGCGGAAATACCTATGCTGTTGTTCCTCATGTGGTTGAATTGAAGAAAGCATATAATGATGAAGAAACGGTTGCTCGATTGAATAAAGGATTTTTCCTTTTGACCTATCGTAGAGATGGAGCTGTAGTAGTGGAGCAAGATATTAACTCCCTGCACATCTTTAGCTCTATGCGTACAAGAGCTTACTCTAAGAACCGTACCATGCGTACTCTAGTGTACATTCAAGAGTACATTGTAGACCTCTTTGAAACTGGTTACATTGGGAAGGTTAATGCTAATGAGCATGGAAGAAGTGCCTTGAGTGGTGATATTGTAGCCTTCATGATGCGTTTGAGTGATGAAGGAGCTATCAGAAACTTTAATATTTCTGAAGATATCTCTATTCGTATGGGTGCTGAGCCTGACACCATTATTGTAGACCTGTTTGTACAACCCATGGATAGTCTTGAGAAGCTGTACTTGACTATTAACACAAGAGTATAAGGGGTGATGATGAATGGCTCTTAATTTTGAAAACTTTAATGCTAATAACTTAGTTAGTGGTTCTGAAGCTACGGCTATTATGACATATCGAGGACAAGTAGAAGATTTGTTCTATGTTAAATCTTTGACCGCCACTGTAGAAAAACAGAAGGAAGAAATTAAACTGCTCAGACGTAGAGGAAAGCAACATAAGTCCAATGGATTTACTGGTTCTGGCTCTATGACTATCTATGCTGTTACTTCTATCTTTAAGGAAATGATGGCTGAATATGCATTGACGGGTAGAGACTTTAACTTTAACTTGACAATCATTAACAATGACCCCACTGCTGGTATTGGCTCTCAAGAGACTATCTTGATTGACTGTAATATTGATAGTATGGACATTGCTAAGATTGATGTTGATGCTGATAACTTAGAGGAGGATGTTGAATTTACGTTTGCAGACTTCCTCCTGCCCAAATCTTATAACTAATATTTAATAAAGGGGGAGAAATAAGATTATGGAATACAATGAAATGAATCAAGAGAATGTACAAAACACTGAACAAGAAGTAGAAGTGATTGATAACAATAAAGTAGTGTCTCTGGCTGACTTCCTTTTAGATAACCCTGTGGATAATATGGTGTTCTCTGTAACTATGGAAGGAAGATTTGAAGGAAAAGAGTTTAAGGTAAAGCCCATTACGGATGCTCAATTAGACCTTGCAAGACGAAAAGCTACTAAGGGTGGAAAGAGCCAGCTTAGCTCTGAAGTTCTTCACTCCTCTATCATTACCCAATGCGTTATTGAACCTAACTTCAAATCGGAGGATTTCCTATCTCGTGCAGGAGTATCTACCCCTGAACAAGCAATTAATAAATTCCTCTTGTCTGGTGAGAAATCAAGATTAGCGGATAAAATCCTCCAAGTTTCTGGTTACAGTGATGACGAAGAACTTTATGAAGTAGCAAAAAACTAATTCGGGAGGATTCTCTGACGGGGGTGGCATACTATGCTTTTATTGAACATGGAGTGCTACCCTCTGTTATTATGAACCTCCCCAGAAAAGAAAGGATTCTTTTAATGGCTATGTTAACTTGTCGCTCTGAGGACTTAGAAAAAGAAGCAAGGGAGATGAAAAGTAAAGCTAAAAGGTAGTAGCCATAGAAGGGGTTAATTAGGAGTTGGTGCTGTGAAAACAATTAGTTTAGCAATGAAATTGGTAGATAATGTATCAAGACCTATCAAAAGAATTGCTGACAATATGGATGCTGTAGTAAAAGCTGCCAACCGATTAAAAAAGGCTGGCGGTGATTTAGATACTGTCGGTCAAAAAGTTGATAAATTTGGAACAAATATTGGGGAATTAGAAAGTTTTCATAGAGTGTCAGAAGCTCTTAGGACTGATTTTAGACTAATAGGAAAAGAGATAGGGTTGTCATCTAAGGAGTTAGATGGTATGGCACGAGCTGCTGTAAGAGCAGAAAGGAAATTGAGACAGGCTGCGAAGGTAAGGTTTTTTCAAGACACCATGCCGAGAATCGCAAACCATGCCCAATTAGCTTTACCTGCGCCAAAATGGACTTCTTTGGATGACCTACCTCTTGAATCAAAGTTTAGCAGAGCTTTTAATAAAACGAAAGGTGTTGTATCCTCCTTTTCGAGTTGGACAGTAGGAAAATTAAGAGGATTGTCCGAGAACATTGCGGGAATGAATTTGATTCCTGATAATTTGGGGCTAAAAGGAAATCCAAGAGGGGTAATCGACCAAGTATCCAATGCTATGGTTAGATTAAACTCTGGGATAGGGAATGTCATTATACGTTTTGGCGGTGTTGTAGGAGCTGTTCATCCTATCTCTGGTGCTGTTATTACTGTTATTGGTAATGTAATGAAGTTAGGTGGTGTTGTTCAGAGGCTTAGAGGTGAAGTGTTAAATCTTTCTAAATCCTTTGCGACTTCTCTTCTCCCCTCATTTGGAGGATTGCAAGAAATCTTCTCCAAGATTGGATGGCACTTACAAACTTTAGCAGCAGCTACCTACTTTGGTAAAAATGTAGTTGGTGTTGTGAATAATATGATGGGGAATGTGGATAGTTATGTATCTTCCATGACCCGTATTCAGAACATCTTAGAAGATGGAGAAACTGTAGAAGGAATTCGGGAAGGAATTCGTCAAGCATCCAAAGAGTCCAGAATGTTCTATGGGGATATGTTAGATGACGTTACGACCTTGAAACTAACTACTGGGGATGCCTTTGGTACGACTGACGAAGCCATTAAGTTTGCTACTATTATATCCAAATCATTCCAAGTTGCTGGTACAAAAGCTGAGTCTCAACGTTCCGCTATGCTACAATTAAGACAGGCATTGGGTTCTGGGGTACTGCAAGGTGACGAACTTAGGTCTATCTTAGAGGGTGCTCCTCTTTTGGCTAAGATGTTAGCTAAAAACTTAGGTTATGACTCTACAGGGGCAATGAAATCTGCTGCCAGTGAAGGGGAATTAACCACCGATAGAGTTATTGCAGGTATCCTGGCTGCTGAAGATGAGATTAACGAGATGTTCGATAAAATGCCTATGCGTTGGTCTGACATTATGACTCGGATTCGGACAGAAGCTCTATTCGGATTCCAAGATTTGTTTGAAAAGATATCAGGTATAATTAATCAACAGGATTTAGATGCCTTCTTTGAGAAAGTAGAAGGAAAATTCCGATGGATAGGAAGTAAGGGTATTGAGTTGATTGATACCATTACGGGGATTGTAGAAATATTTAAGACAGACCCCAAGGCTGGGATTACTGAAGCCATTACCCAATTTGGAGGAGCTCTAACTTTCCTCTTTGGTGTGTTTAAGGGTGGATTAGTAGGAAATCTCTTTAAGTTTGTAGGGGTTTGGAGAATGTTAAATCAGGTATTCGGTGAGGATACCTTTGACAATGCCATCACCAGAATGATTGATGGCTTAAAGAATTTTGATGAGATTTATCCCACCTTTGTTGAAAATCTGGTAGATGGGGTTACAGGTATTGCTGAAACCCTTAGAACCAGAATGCCAGAAATTGTCAATGCTTTTGGCGATACTTTAGTAGGATTATTTAATACAGTTGGAGAACACGCTCCTACATTAGTTAATGCTGTTGGCTCTACATTAGTTTCATTCCTAAGAGATTTATCACAGAGAGAAGATATCTTAACTTCTGCTTCTGAAATGATTGATGCTATCTTAGGTGCTATGGCTAATTGGAGTGGGGATATTGGATTTTATTTAGGTACTATCCTTACTAAAATTGTTACATGGTTTACAGATAATAAGGCTAAACTCTACGATGGCTCTGATAGTGTAATTGGAGGTTTCTTAGATGGCTTATCCGAGAGTGGATTATGGGAAGCTGTAGACCCTCTTCTCACTTCCTTAGTAGATGATGCTATTTCGGCTGCTGGAACTGCCTTAAAGGGGATTGGGGGTAAAATTGCCGAGAGCTTGATAAATGGTTTTCTTGACGATTTAGGCACTATGGGTGGAAGCATCTTAGATGGATTAAGTTGGTTTTGGAATGACCTCATCTTAGGGGGTTTAGGGGAAGATCATTCTCCGAGTAGCTATTTGATACAACCTCAAGTGCAAGAACCAGTTCTCCCAAGTAATTATGGAGGAACTGTAAAGAGTGCTGGAACTACAGTGGGGCAGAATTCAGGTCAAACTATTACTCAAGGGGTATCGAATGAACTTAGCCAATATCTCCCCTCCACTATGGGAAATCAGATGATTAATGCTTCCCTTAGTGCCCAGCAACAAGCCTCTCCTCAATTTACCAGTACAGGTCATGCTTTAGGTGGAGACTCTGCTCAAGGTATGACTTCTGCTGTGGGATTGATGGAAAGTTCTGCTATGCTATTCTCATTAGCTGGGGTACAATCTGCTCAATCTACTTCTGGATTGTATGATGCCGCTGGTAATTATTTAGGAAAAAGCACTACCACCGGTTGGGAAGGTACCAGAGGAGATTATAGAAGTGCTGTAGTAAACACCACTACTTCTGGACAAAAAGCTGTAATGAGATACACGGGAACGTATTATTATTCAGGGCAACAATTAGGATTGGGGGTTGCCCAAGGTATGAGGTCAGCTCTTCCTGAGGTACAGGCAGCAGCTTCTGAAATTATTAGAGCAGCCAATGCAGCTGCAAGACATACGGCTATGATTCGTTCTCCTTCCAGATTATTTAAGCATACGGTTGGTAAGATGATGGGCTTAGGGATTGCAGATGGTATGCTAATGACAATACCTACCATAGAAAATGCAGCTCAGAGATTGATTAAAGCAGCTGAAGGTGCTGCAAGGTATGATTTGAATCAATCCATTAGTAGCGTTCGTTCTACTATCCCTGATGAGAAGCCTGAGATGTCAACCAATGTAGCTCCTGAATTGTTGGCAAGAGGAAAGAGAGAATTTGTTCAACAGTATATTACTAATAATCATACACCCTCTATTCACTTGAATGGAGATGTGCATGAAACGGTAGATATAGATAATATGATTGCAATGATAGCCCAATTCTTAAAGGAATCCTATCAAGCAGACTTAGACTTATCATAAAGGAGGTGGAGAGATGACATATAACTATCCTTATGCTTCTGAGCATAGTGTAAGAGGAAATTACAGATGGGATATTGTAGCTGGAAAGGATTGGTTAGCTGGAAGAGAGAAAGGAGACCAGCACTTTCATACATTGATTTCTTTTCAGACTTCTTCCACTTCCTGTGTTTTGCCTGTACTACCAGAAGAATTATCTTTTGAGACAACCGCAGAACATACAACCCATAAGGTAATTAATGGGAAGGAGGTTACACTATTAAATACGAATTCTCCTGAAGAATTTACTATAGTTTCTTTCTTCCCCCAAGATTATCATAATTACCCTTTTACAATGCCCTATGACCGTGTGCAGAAGAATATTCATATGACTTCCCAGATAGGGAAGTTTAATGAGCAGGCTGTGTATTTAGACCAGCAAAACTATATTAAGTTTTTTGAGACGGCAATGGAATATGGGCTCCCAATTCGTGTATTCTTTTGGGGGTTAGATGCAAGGAAGGGGAAAGCGGATATTTTTACTATCCAATCATTTACCCACACTTATCGACATGGTACGGGGGATGTATATTTTAGTTTATCATTCAAAGAGTATCATGAAGCTGCAATTATAAGTGCTATTACCACAAAAATTGATGCTAATACGGGTAAGATTATTGCTCCTCCTGTGTCTAATCCCTCTTCTCCCCCTAATAGTGGAAAGTTTGCTACGGGGGATAGAGTAACAGCAACCGGCATTTGGACTGCTTCCTCAGACGGTTCTGGGGCAAGGGGAAATGCAAAGGCTGGTGTAGTATATAAGATAGAAAGAGTGAAGTCAGGTGCAACCAGACCTTATCACTTAGCTACCTTAGGTGGTACATGGCAAGGGTGGGTAGCTGCTTCACAATTAAAACACGCTTAGTTAATTTGTTAACTAATTAAGACACGTATAGTATATTTTAATTAGAAGGCTGTCAGGGGGTGTTTGGTAAAGGGGCTATGCTCCAGAATCAATTCTGTGCTAATAAACCCCCCTGTAGAGCCGAGTTTAGAGACGGTAGACCGAAATAGGTATAAGGAGGTGGGTGATGGGTAAGCCTATTAATAAAGTGATTGTAGAGATACATGATTTCATGAATACAGCTAAGCATACAATGTCTGAAAAGGTTATAAGTATCACCAAATCTTTATCACTGGAAAGTACCCCGGGAAGATGTGAAGTTGTTGTTGCTTATCATCCTATCTTCATTACCATTGGTAGTATTATTAAAGTTTGGGTGAATGGAGAGAGGTTCTTCACAGGTAGAGTCTATGCTGAGAGCACTTCCTCTGACGGTACTGTTTCATACACTTGTTATGATAGTTTGTATTTCTGGAAAGGTAGTAACCTTTTATCCTACCAAAATAAGAATGTATCCCACATCTTTAAGTCTACTGGGAGTATGGTAGAGGTTACTACAATCGTAGTGGATGAATGTACCTATGTACCACCCAGAATTATGACTGAAAACTCAACCTACTTCTCTGTGGTACAAGATGCTTTTGACAGAGCCTTGTTAGCAGGATATGGAATGTGGGTGATGAGAGATGATGGAAGTGGGAACGTACAGTTAATTAATGTAGTATTAGAATATAATCGGACAAAAAGAGTATTAATTATTGGCGATACATCTCTGGCTACCTCTTATAATATTACAAGAAGTGCTGAGGATGTAGTAACAGAAGTAAAGTTAATTCATGAAAACAATGAAGATAAAGTTCGTCACGTAGTTACAGCTGTAGATAATAGGGCAAAGAAGATGTATGGAAGAATCACTACTGTAGAGACTTCTTCTGAAGAGATGAACCTATCTCAGATTAAAGACAAGGCTAAGAATATTCTAAATAGTAAGAATGTAGTCAAAAATACATTTGATGTCAGTCTGGTAGGTCACAGTAGTCTGCTTCCCCTTAGAGCTGGAGATGGGGTTTTAGTTAACTTTAATAAATTAGGAAAGTTTGGGTTAAATGGTAGACCTTTTTTA